CAATGGCATCACCATTGAGGAACACACCAGTCATCACGGTTGCAGTAAGGCCAGTGATCAGGAAGTTCTTAGCATTGTTTGCTGCTGCCGTTGATGTGAAGCCTGTCCATCTGCCGACATCACCAATCTTTAAACCAGCAGTCAGGTAACCGCCAGAAGCATCAGTAAATGTGCCAGCGGATGCAGGAGTTACATCAGTGCCAGCAGCATAAGGCGTTGTGGCAGCAAATGCCGATTCAAGCATTGCTTCAACGAGTATCTTGTAGGTTGCCGAGGACAACTCACCGTTGATTGTGCCTGCTGCTGACTTGAGGCCGTAGTTTTGACCGCTTGACTGGTGGTCAGAGCGAATCTCGTTGCTGCCGTACATGTCACGGCTTGCGGTAAAGATACTGGACGTTCGCCGCAGAACTTGACCAGTGCCAGAGCCTGGTACGCCAAGCCCAGTCTGTTTGCGGATGGTGGTGCGTTTAGCAATTTTTTGAGCAATGGCCATGATGGCTTACCTCACGTTGGAATAAATGATCTGAATCTGATTTTCATCAGCACAGTATAACGGTTATCTTCGATGCCTTTAGGTTCTATCTCAGGCGTTTCGGTTATGTTGACAGTGACCCCGCCACTGCTAACGGTTGACGCTCTTTCAAAGTTAGTGCGTATAAGCTCTGCTCTGGTCATCGCCGCTGACGATCCTGTGTTCATTGGGTACATTAACTTGACTTGCATGTAGCCCAATTCCTGATGTGACCTGCCGATCTCTGCGTTGTCAGGTCTGGCAAATAACACATGACAAATTTGATAAGGAACAGTTTGAGCAGGCGGCTTAAATGGCGCGTTTTCAAACGCCGTAGCAAGTGCTGGCGTGATGCTGTTCAGTTTAGCCTCTAGTGCTGCGCGAATAGATACTGTACTCATTGCTGTGCCTTTGCTGCGTTAAATATCTGTGCAAACTCAAGCTCTATTAATCCCACAATGCCAGCAGGAGCCTGAGTAGACCAACCGTTTTCAATGCGTTCAGCATAATCCAAATTGTTTGCAATCCAGTGTACGCCGTGTGCTTTACTGATGCTGTTTTTTATCTTTGCCTCTGTCGGCCTGCCAGATGGATCAATGTTGTCTAGTTCGCCTGCTGGCGGTGAACCAAACCCATATTGCCAGTTTCCTCTGAATCGACCTCCAACGTAGCCTTCTGGCGGGTCTCTGTAAGCAAGGTAATCAACATAAACGCCGTTATTGTTAAACAGCCATAAGCTAGGATTACCAACAGGCGACATATTAATAGCCCTGCTTGCGATCTCTGCAACAACACGGCGCACGACCTTGTTATGCTGTGCAGGCACTGTCTCTTTGCACCACTTGCTAACGTCCTGTGCAAAACTCATGGTTTCTTTATTGATGCTTTAAATAATATTTCTGTGCCAGCAGGGCTTAATGGTGTAACACCAACAAGATTCCACTGCGCCCCCTCTACAATAACAGTGTCACCAGGCAATGGATTCAAAGAACTATTATAAGCAATAATCATTGCTCTAAGGTTTGTTTCTATTAATGTGCCGGACATTAACCTGTCATCAAACGCTTCAACAGTTCCTTTCGATGCAGCAAGAATAACAGCCTTAGTAACCCAGTTTTGAGATGTAGACGTTGTCTCACCAGTTGCAGGGTTATACGCATAAACAGACCGTGTAAAAGAATAGTCCGAACCAAACTGTGTCAGCAGAGTAGTCGCTACCGCTTGCGTCGCAACATAGTCAAAGCTCATTTTCTCACTACCTGATTCCGAACATTGCCGAGCAAAGGAGCCAGCCGACCATCTACAGCAGGGAATCTGCGACCCTGAAAACTATATTGATCATATTCAACTTCCAGCACATCAACCTTCTGCCGCTTCACAACCTGCCCCTGCTCACCGTACAGCACACCTGTCAGCGTTGCGTAGGCAAGTTCAGCCTGTGCAGCTTTGACTTCCTCTGGCACTTCATTAGCTGGATAGTAAAGAAAGCCACCAATCACCTGTGCGCCGTTGCGGGTAATAAACTGATAGTCAGCATACTCAACCCAGTTTCGCGGCCAGTCCAGTGATTGCGTTGTGTTGACTCGTTCGCCCTTCCATCTCATGCGGTACTTTTCAACTAGGTACTCAGCAGACTTCACCATTGCTGCTTTTTTCTCGCCTATGCTCAGGTTTCCCCAAACTTCGTTACCGCGCCTTGCATGGTAATCGTTAGCATAGGCGATTGTTGCATAGCTGACAGCATCAGACTTTGCAGTACCGTCCTCAACAATAAACCAGTCGCTTGGTATCGTTACTGTATCAGCACTGGTTGCAGGCAGTGAGTCTCCGCTGTTGTTGGTAGCGATAACCCGAACCCTGAGCTTATAGCCTGTGTCGTTGGCAGTGATAATGTATTGATTATTAGTTGCATTATCAATATTAACAACAGTGCTTCCGACTCGCTGCCACTGAAAAGCAAAGCTCTGTGGTCCAGCAGACCAAGTGCCGGTAGTCGATGTCAGTGTATAACCGACCTCAACTGTGCCGCTGATTACTGGTAAAACGCTATTGACAGGAACGGCCATCAGATCACCTCAATCGACCCATGTTTGATTTGCAAACGGTAGTCGTTCAGCCTGCCAGTAAATGTTTCGCCCACTTCTTTGCCATCAACAGGCCGCACAACCTTAAGCATCACAGCATCACTTGATGGCTGCTCTACCTGCTCAACAACGTCTGCTGTTTTACGCTTTGTCGGTTTTTTCATCAGGTACGATCTCCAGTGATTTATGCTTTATCTGTCGCCGCACTTCAAACTCTGGCAACGTCAGTATTGTTCCAATAGGCCATTCACAGCCGCGATAAGTGAATAATGATTTAACTCTAACCTTAACGCAGCCATCTCTTGCGTCACCTAGTATCTCAGGAATCACAAAATTATCAAAATTCTCTGTAATTTCGTGCTTTGGATACATTCCAATCAATGCACCAGAAGCAACACGAACCTGACAACGCACCTCTGGCACAAAGAATTTGTGCATATCAATAATTTTCTTGTCGCCATTATAGCAATCATATCCTGCCATTATAACAGGATGCGCCCCCATTAGGTACGCCACCCAGACTGCCATGACTCCAGAATTGTACATTCTTGGATAGCCAGGCCACTTATGCATCTGGTACTGACCCCAGTGCCACGGGGATATTACCGGCGCATCAGAGAACTGCCTAAGGAAATGACGCATCTCACGCTTGTTTGCTGTGTGGATGTTGTCCATGCAAACAATGTAATTAACAGGCTTTAGCTTTGCCCCGTGATTGTTGACGCTGATCCAGATGTCTGCCTCGATGCCTTCAATATCCGATTGCAGAGTTTTGCCGCCACCCATCACGCAGATTCTTTTCCCAGCATGACGCATGATCAGGTCAGCCAGTGGAGCAGTTGGTTCAAAGTGCATTTTCTATATCCCACGGTCTAGGTTTGCCGTGAAAGCAGATTACCTCAGCGTCTGCTGGCTTGCCATGACGTTTATAGCTGTACACCTTTGCAATGCGCTGCCATCGTTTTGCTGAGTGCAGGTGCTGATTTAAATAGCCCTGATCGCCGAGCGTTATATTCTGGCTGATGTGCTTGCCTGGTGATTTAATCCAGTCATCCCAAATTTTAAATCTCGTTTGCTCCGTCAGGTACATTAAGCCGGAACCGATCACATTTGGATTGCCAAAGTCAGTCAGCACACAATCGCCTTTAGGTATTTCCGGCATTTGGATAACCGTTGTATCAAGGTCAAAATAGAAAATATCGCCTTCTATATCTGGTCGAAACATCTCCATCTTGCACCACCATGACGGCCAGTTGTAGTGCATCGGTATGACAGGCACACCATGTATAAAAATATCCGATATGCAAAAAAGGTCAGGAACCATGCTTGCAAGTCGCCGCACATGTTCTGGTTTGAAATCGCCACCGCTTTTAAGAACGCAAAGATTCATCAAACACCGCCAGCGTCAGGTCGCAGCCGTAGCGCGGATATTGTACGTTGATAACCTCATAAGGTCTTTGGATCATCTCTGCGTATTCTGACAACTCACGATTAAACACAGGCGGGTTGCCTGGCCTTCGCCATTGCCTGCCCATGATCTCGCCAATGACTATTCGATTGTACTTTTTCGCCAAGCCGATCACGTTTTCTATTTCGTAGTCAGGAACATGTAGCAAGACAGTGTACGCAAGAAACGTATAGGCGTGATAAATATACCCTATGGCATGAGCATCGGTATATTGATAAGCCGGATTGTTTAGTCTCGCTGCTTTAATTGCAGAATAGTTTATGTCGTAGCCAAGATACTGATCAGGGTTAAAAGCTGGCGCAAGCCGACCATCGCCGCAGCCAAACTCAAAAACAGAACCTTTGATTGCTTTTTGTAATGCGGGAAACAGATTTACTTCGGGGAATCGTTCGCCCAGCGGAGTAATGTGCTGCAACTTTTGATTGCTAGCCCAATACTCCGCTGGAGTCACAATTAAGCAGCCTGACCCAGTGTCAACACACCAGCAGTGTGCTTCACGCTGGTTGCGATCTTAGTCCAGTTGCTGCCAGTGCCAAGCTCTGCATCAGTCGGTGATGCAACAGACTTGCTCCAAGCGTACCCTTTCAGACCCAAACCAAACGTGTAATCAGCCTGCATGGTAGTCTTGATGCGCTGACTGCCGTTGGAGGTTTCTACGTTAGTGATCAGGTCGCCAGCATCGTGTACAACAATGCCGCCCTGCGCCAGTGACAGAATCTTGATGTCATTGGTGGAGGTTGCAGGAGTTTCACGCAGTGCAGGAGCGTCAGTTACAACGATGCGCTTGCCCAGAATCTCAACAACTGTCACGTTGCCAGCTTGGAACAGCTCTGCACCGTTTGTCAGGTTCTGGCTGATCAGCTTGTGGTACATAGTACCGTCCATCACATCACACACTAGCAACTGGCTTGAGTCGCCAAACAGTGCGTGTGAGTTGTTGATGTCGCTGTAGGTCAGATCACGGCCAGTGCCAATGTCATTCGTGACCGTTGCGCCAAGGTTCTCCATTGCAGCGATTGCTGATGCAATACCAGCGTTCAGCATGTCTTTCAACATTGCTTCTGCCATGTTGCGAGAGATAACTTCGACAGCAATAGTCGGGTTATCACCGACCCAACGCAGTTGTGAAGGCTCCCACTCAATTGGACCAAAGCCGCCAGCAACCTTTGCAGTCACATGCTCAAGCTGTGCAAGCTGAGTGCTTGATGCGCTAGTGTTGGTGGCGTAGCGATCTACACGGCGTTGTGCGCTGTGCAGGCTGGAGAACATTGACTTCAGGAAGAAGTCGCCGTCAAAGCCTTGCGTAGACAACTGGATGCCGCCGTTGCTGGCTGCGTTAAATTTCTCGACCATTTGGGCAACAGTTTCAATCGTTGCTTCACGGACGTATTCGTTAAACACTTTCATGTTGGTTAGAGCCATGATAATTACCTCTTAGGTTATGGCGTTAAGTCAGGGAATTTTGTGGCGAAATATGCTGCTCGTTCTGCTGGTGAGCCATCAATTCTGCCTTTTGTCGAGGCAGCCCCGCCGCCATTTCCACCAGTGGCTCCACCACCAGAGTTTGCAGGAGCTTGGACAAAATGCTTGCCTTCGTCACCCGCTGCCCATTCCTTCACATAGTCTGAAAGGGCTTTATCACCGATCTTGGCAATTCGCGCATCACCTTCAACAACGATTTGCACATTTTCCTTCAACATCGCCTGTACTGCTTTTAGGTGTGTTGGGTTTGTCACTCCAGCCTTAGACAGCTCTGCTGTTAGGCCGTTTTGTATCAAAAGCTGACGAGTGTATTTCGACTCTGAGTCTAGAGCATTTGTTGTCGCTTCAAAATTCTTGGTCAAATCTTTG